GACCCGTTCGCGCTGTTCCTGATCCAGGCTGATGCCTCCGTTACGGCGGGCGACCTTGGTCTGAACTTCGATGTGACGGCGTCTGGCGGCGATGTCAACTCGGTGTACGGCACGTCGCAGTACACTCTGGACGCTTCCACCCGCACCTCCGCCATCAACACGGCGGTGAAGCTTGTGGGTCTGGCCAACATTCCCGACAACAACTGGGGCGATCCGTTCCCGGTGCTGGTCGTGAAGCTGAACGGCCCGATCCTCCAGCAGGTCTCGGCGGCCTAATAGGGGGATATAGACAATGACTATTTTGACTCGCGCTCAATTTGCGAAGCAGCTTGTTCCGGGCCTCAATGCCATCTTCGGCACGGCCTACAAGAGCATCGACAATGAGCATACTCCGCTGTTCGACGTCGAGCGTTCTGACCGCTCGTTCGAAGAAGAAGTGCTGATGACGGGCTTCGGTACGGCCCCGGTCAAGTCTGAAGGCGATCAGGTGTTCTTCGACACCGCGTCTGAAGCTTGGACGAGCCGCTACACCCACGAGACCGTTGCGATGGCGTTCGCCATCACCGAAGAGGCTATCGAGGACAACCTCTATGGCACGACCGGTAAGATGAAGGCGAATGCCATGGGCCGCGCGATGGCGAATGCCAAGCAGGTCAAGGCTGCCAACGTCTACAACAACGGCTTCTCCGCTAGCTCGCTCTACGCTGGTGGTGACGGTCAGCCGCTGTTCTCGACTGCGCACCCGACCCTCGCGGCCGGCACTCAGTCCAACCGCGTTAGCTCGGACCTGTCCGAGACCGCCCTTGAGTCCGCGCTGATCACGATCTCGCTGACCAAGGACGACCGTGGCCTGCTGATCGGCGCTCGCGCCGTGAGCCTGCACATTCCTCCGCAGCTTCAGTTCGTTGCTCACCGCATTCTGTTCTCGGACCTCCGAGTCGGCACGGCGGACAACGACACGAACGCCATGAAGGACATGGGCCTGTTCTCGAAGGGCTACACCGTCAACCATCGGTTCACGGACCCGAACGCTTGGTTTATCCGCACGGACGTTCCGAACGGCACCAAGATGTTCATCCGCGCCCCGCTGGCGACGAAGGACGATGTGGACTTCCTGACCGGCAACATGCGCTACAAGGCCCGCGAGCGTTACAGCTTCGGCTGGTCTGACTGGCGTCAGTGGTTCGGTTCGTCTGGTTCGACCTAATGGATTGGGGGCTTCGGCCCCCTTTCCTCCATCATAAAGGAGAATCAGATGACTAGCTTTAGCTACCCGCTTAACATCCGCAACCATGAGCCGCCGGGCCCCGAGTCCGTCAACCTTGTGGAAGCGCGGGTGCCCGGCCGCTACTCGGTGGTCGTGGACACGGCGAAGACCGGCACTGCGGCGGCGGCGACTACCATTCCGCTGTTCGTTGCTCCGGCTGGCTCCACGTTCTACGAGTGCGTGCTGGACGTCACGACGCCCTTCGACAACACCACGACGAATATCCGCGTGGGTATTCCGACGTCGACGGGCATCCTCTACGCTGCGACCACTGCTAACACGGCCGGTCGCCGCGCCTACGCTGGTACGGGCGCCCAGGTTTCGGCCAATGCCATTGCGCTGACGGCTGATACCACGGTGCAGGCTATCGTGTCCATCGACACGTCGGCGGTCACGGCTGGCTCCGTTATCGTCCACGTTGTGATTGGCTAACAAGGTTTGGCAGGCTCTGCTTCGGCAGGGTCTGCCTTCCTTGCCATAGGGGCATCGCATGCCCGCCACAAAGTCCATCCGCCTCATTACCTTCCAAGTGTCGACTTCGGCGACCACGACCAGCCCCGCTATCGACGTTGACTACCGTTTCGACGGTACGCCGACCCGCACCTTCTTCGTCCAGAAGAGCGCCGCTGCCGGCCCGTCCGTCTTCCTCGAAGCCGCGCCAACCACTGCTGGCCCGTGGATCGCCTTCGCCGAGGTGACCGCCGCTGTGACCCAGGCTATCGTGCCCTTCGAACTCGACATTCCTTACGTTCGCACCTCCTATGCTGGCGGTGGCCCGCTTGTCACCATCTACGGGGTGGTGTAACGGAAAGTAACGACCGTGGCAACCAGCGGCACATCCAACTTCGACCCTACGTTCGATGATCTTTTGCAGGATGCTGCCGCGATGGTTGGCGGCGGGCCTGTCCTCGCTGACGAACTGATCAGCGCCCGACGTGGCCTCGACTACCTGCTGACGGACCTTCAAAACCGGAACGTCCTCCTGCACAAGATCGAGACCACCATCGTCCCGGTCTCCGCGTCCGTCTCCTCGCTGACCTTCGACCAAACCATCTCTGACGTCCTCGTCGCCAGCATCCGCACTTCCACCACCGACATCCTTATTGACCGCGACGGCTATGAGCGTTGGGCGGAAGTCCCTACCAAATCCCAGTCTGGCCGCCCGACCCGCTACTGGTGGGATCGCCGTCGCACCACCAACGTCATGAACTTCTGGCCGGTCCCCGACCAAACCTACACCGTCGTCCTCACCATCCAGAAGAACGCCGAATCCACTCTACGCGCCTTCGACAACGTGGACGTCCCGCGCCGCTTTATGCCCGCCCTCGTCTACGGACTCGCCTACTGGATTGGCCTCCGTCGCGGCGCTGCCGTCCCGACCGACCGCCTCAATCTCATCCGCGTAAATTACGAGGCTGCCCTCAAGGGCGCCATGCGCGAAGACCGTGAGCGGGGCAAGGTCCTCATCAGGATTGGCCGCTGATGCCATACACCTACACCACCCTAACCAACGACGTCATCGCCAACATGGAGGAAGACTCGGCTGAGTTCGTCTCGGCCCTGCCTTCCATCATCGAGCGTGCCCAGTCCCACTTGCAGCGGCGCCTCGACCCGGTCAACATCATCACCTTCACCGAGGTCTCGGTCAGCGCATCGACGCGCACCCTGACCCTGCCCTCCAACCTGCTCGTCCTCAAGTCCATCCAAGTGTGTGCGACGGATGGCTGGAACAACCTGCTCGAACAGAACAACGAGTTCCTCACCGCGTACTGGCCGGACTACACGTCCTGCGCCCCTTCCAAATACTACGCGCCCAAGGACAACGCCACCATCTTCTTGGCGCCCACGCCGCCGTCTAACACCACGGCCCTCATCGAATACATCCCGCGCGTCAGCATCCTTAGTTCGTCCACCCCGACCAACTACTTCTCCACCTACACCGACACGGCCTTCTTCGCCGCCGCCATGCTGTACGCCAATGCGTGGACCAAGAACGCTGGCGCCGTCACGGTGTGGAAGACCATCCTCGACGAAGAACTCGCGGTCCTCAACATCGAGTCGACGCGGGCGCGCCGTTCCGACACCTCCAACCGCTTTAGGGGCTCGCCTGAAAACACCATCGCGGGGACGCCGTAATGTCCGTCCTCGATATGTGGTCGGTCTGCGACCGCTGTGGTTTCGACTACAAGCGCCGCGACCTCCGCAAGGAAACTACCAACTTCGTCGTCTGCTACGCCTGCTTCGATGGCCGCTTCGACAAGAAGAGCCACCCGCAAAACTATTCAGCCAAGCCCCGCCGCGAACTCCAACAAGTTCCTGACGCGCGGCCTGACCAGACTAACTATGGTTCCTAGTCATGAAGATGGACGTCTGGTCCCTTTGTGACCGCTGTGGCCAGAAGTTCTTCCGCCGCCAGCTACGCAAGGAATCTACCAAGCTCGTTGTCTGTACCGCTTGTTACGACGGCGCCTACGATCTTAAGAAGCACCCGCAGAACCGGCCACCCCGCCCCCGCTTCGAGTCTCGCAAGGTCCCCGACGGCCGCCCCCTTCAGAACCTCGACAACTATTTGGCGCAAGAGAACGACGCCTACCTCCTCACCGAAGACGGTTCCAACATCCTCGTGACTGGGGTGGTCTGGACTCCTTCACAAAGCAGCCCGTTGTAGGGACCGTGTCATGGATATCAAGCTTGTTTTCGATTTCGTTGCAACCTTCCTGTGGCCACTTCTGTTGGCTTACGGCGCCTATCTACAGCGGGAGATTTCGGCCGTGCATAAGAAAGCCGAACACCTTCAAGAGCTTCACCACAACCACGTCGCCCAGGTCAACAAGGACTTCGCCCCGCGAGAGGTTGTCTCCGATCTTGAAAATAAGCTCACAACTGTGCTAAATAGGATTGACGACAAAGTAACACGCATCCTTGAGGAACGCAAGTAATGCCCTCGACATATGATCCGCTCCTTCGCCTCGAACTACAGGCGACCGGCGAGAACGCCACCACCTGGGGCGTCAAGACCAACACCAACCTCGACCTCCTCGCCGAATCCATCGCAGGCGCGGTCAACCTCAATGTGGCCGGTTCCGGCGACTTCACCCTTTCGACGGCCAACGGCGCCGAAGACGAAGCGCG